AATCGGGCGTTTACCCTGAATGCAGTAGCCGCAACGGTAATGACCTTTTACGAGGCGGCCACTGCACAATCATCCGGCGCGACCATTACGCTCGAAGGATTTGCGATGACAGAAATCGGCAGTATTACCGGATTCCAGGGGCCGGGGGCGCAGACTGCCATTATCGACGTTACCCATATGGGCAGCCTGGCAAAAGAAAAGGTGATTTCATGTTGCGACGAGGGACAAGTCACTTTGAGTATTTTGAGTGATCCGGCCACAGCCGTTGAAGTTGCCATGCGTAAATTCCGGATTGAACGGACGCCCCGGTATTATGACATCAAAATGACCGATCAGGGATCGACCGTCGGTGATCAGCCGAGCGCCGTATTCTTCAAGGGCTATATTGCAAGCCAGACTTACACGGCAGCGTCACAAGACGCCCTTAAAATGGAAATGACCATCGAAGTATCCAGCGCTGTTCACTGGATCAATAAAACTTAGGAGGCAGTACAATGTTAAATCGTGAAGGCATATTGAGCGTTACCGATGTGAAGTTCGAGGACGTGACCGTCCCTGAGTGGGGCGGGGAAACCGTAAGGTTAAAGTGCATGACCGGCGCAGAACGTGATGAATACGAATCTCTTTTGTATGACTTTTCCGAGTCCGGCGTCAAAATGAAGCGCGACAATTACCGGGCAAAACTTCTTGTATTTACCATCGTTGACGAACAGATGAACCGTGTTTTTTCCGTCAAGGATGTCGGTGAATTATCAACAAAGTCAGCCAAGGCGATTGACCGGCTCTTCACCATCGCGCAGAAATTAAACGGGTTGTCGAAGGAAGAGATCGAGAAGATTGAAAAAAACTGAGATCCCGTGGCGGGCGGCGTTTCCTTTTCGTCCTCGCTACGGACCTGGGTATGACCGTCAAGCAGTTATTAGCCAATATGGACGCTGACGAATTAACATGGTGGATGGCGTATTATAAAATCAAGAACGAAAAAAAGGAAGAAACGCCTGATGTGATCAGCTCGAAAATAAAGGCGGGGTTCCCGATGCACGGTAAAAGGCGGCGTTAAATGGGTCAGAATGTAGGGCAACTTTGGATTGAATTAGGCGCGGATGTCGCCCGGCTCCGTAAGGACATGGGAGAGGCGACGTCTATCGTCAAATCCTTCAAGTCTGAGGCCGAATCAGCGTTCAAGGGAATACAGACCGCCGCACTTTCCTATCTCTCGTTTCAGGGAATCACACAAATTTTTAAAGCAACCGTGGCCGCCGCCGCAGAGGAAGAGCAATCACTTTTAAGGCTTGAGGCGGTATTGCGCGCGCACGGGGTCACAAATAAAGAAGTCGTCCGTATCTATGATGATATGGCAACTAAGATGCAGATGACAACCCGCTATACAGACGATCAAGTGCGGTCCGCTACTCAATTATTGTTATCCTATAATGTCATGCCGTCAGAGATTGAAAAGATAATCAAGACGGCCTCAAACCTTGCAGTTGTCACGGGTGATTTACAATCAGCATCACAGGCTTTAGGCCAGGCATATAACGGCAATACAAAACAATTAAAGGTTTATTTCCCGGAAATCAAGCGGGCGATGGACGCAGGCATGACCTTTGAGCAAATCCTTAAAACCCTCAATGAGCGTTTTGGGGATCTGGCACAAAAGGAGATGTCCGGATATTCAGGGCAAGTCAACCAATTAACAAAAGAATGGAAAGAGTTCGGGGAATCACTTGGAAATGCTGTTATCCCGGCGCTCACGGAAGTTCTTAAGCTTTTAAATTCGATGGGAACGGAAAACACGAATCCGCAAGCATTTGAGCAGGGTCCGTGGATGGCCGCCGATGAATACAATCATCAACAATCTACCGGAAAGAAAACCGATACTGTTGATTGGGATGCTCTTTATAAAGGCTGGAAAGATCAAAACGAATTACTGAAAGCCGACATGGTTGCCACGCATAACGTCATTGAAAAGACGGATAAGGCCATAAAGTCATCGGTCATGTCTGCGACAGAGCTTCGTGACCTATACATCAAAGCAATGGCCGAACAGTATGCCGCCGCAGAAGAGTTCAATGAAAAATATTTGGCTGATGAAAAGAAACGGCAAGAACAGTTTGATGCCGAAGTTGATAAGCAGAACAAGGCGATAGTTGAGCAACAGGTCATCGCGCTGGCTGAGTTTTATGCCGAAAAGGAACAGAAAATCCGCGAAATCGGGGAATTGGAACGAGAGCAAATTCAACTCCAGCGTGAAGAAACAGAATTACTCTTTAATGACATTATATCAATGGCAAATTCCGCAGGTCAGTACGGGGCAGGCGCTGCGAAAATGGCAACGAGCCTTCAGGGATTTACAAACGCATATACTGGAAACGATGAATGGGAAGGGAAACTGAACGCAGCCAATGATTATTATCAGGCCTTAAATAGCCTTGCAGAAAAGAGTGCTTCACAAATAGCCCAAACAGATGCCGCCTACAATAACCTTGTTGAAATGCAAAAACAGGCGTCTTTTCAGCGCACGGCGCGCATGACAAGTTCAATGTTTGGGGCAATGTCCGGCGCGGCGCTGGCTTATTATAATGCGTCAGGGAATCAAAGCCGGACTGCCTTTCAAATTTATAAGGGTATTGCTGTTGCTGAAACGATCATCTCAACTCTTGCGGCGGCCCAACAGGCATTTTATTCAGGCGAAAAAATGACGGGGAGTATGGCAGGTGGGTTTGCTTTTTCTGCTGTTGCTACCATTGCTGGTATGGCGCGCGTGGCTCAAATTCTATCAACGAACCCTGGCACTTCTGCCATGCCGTCCTATTCCGGATCATATGCAACGCCGACCATTAGCTCAGCGTCGGAATCAACAGCAGATACAATGGATAAGACACGAAGTCAGAATATTAATATTTATGTTTATGGCTCGGTTGTTGATCATCAGAAATTTGCGCGGGAAATTGTGACAAAGTTAAACGAAGCCGAAAGTGACGGAGTGCATTAATGGTCGATAAAACCAACATAGGCCAATTATGGGTTGAACTTGTTGAAACACAAGGCGTCCAGCGGATGCAAAAGGAAATGTCTGCCCATGTTACTGAGGTCAAGAAGCTGGACAAATACGCGGCGAATATTGGCAACGCACTCAAGGGCATGATTGCGGCTTATGTTACCTACGAGGCATTTAACCGGGTTATTCTTGCGTCCCTTAACCGCTATGCCGAACGCGAAAAAAGCCTATTAAGGCTTGAGGCTATTCTTGCGGCCCATAATATACGCGGCAAAGAAATCAATCGCATTTATTTTCAAATGGCCGAAACGGTGAAGAACACCACGCGGCATACACTCGATCAGGCAATGGCGGCACAGGAACTACTTACGGCATTGGGTGTCGGTCCGTTGTTGATGCAAGAGGCGCTTGATGCGGCTGTTCAGTTATCCGTCAGAACAGGGAGCCTTGAGAGCGCGGCACAGATACTCGGTCAGTCTTTAGCAGGTAATACGCTGGCAATCGGGAAACTCGTTTCATCGCTTCGGGGTGGAAAAAACCTCGATGTGCGTACGATATTTACCGAAATCGAAAAGACATATGGTGACACAGCGCAAGCTGAAATGAATGGCTATATCGGCCAGGCGGCGGCCCTCAAAAAAGAATACGAAGAATTGACGATAAGCATAGTTAGGAAATTTACGCCGGCATTGACCAGTGTTTTAAAGAAAATAAACAAAACCGGCCCCGGTGGAGTACTATCTATCTTGACGAATCCCATGAGCCTTTTCCAGCAAGTAGCCATGCAGGAAATTATCAAGGCATATGGACAAACACAATGGCAGGGCAGCGTCGGCTATCAAGGAACACCGATGGCGCTGCGTGAAGCCGATAAGCAATTCATAGACTCAAAGATTGACCCATTATCAAAGCAATCTAAAAAAAACATCATTGACGTGCGTGACTTGTGGATTAAGGCGCAGGCCGAACAATATGCAGCGGCTGATGAATTAAACATCAAATGGTTTGCTGAACAATGGAAAGCTGCAAAAGACGCCAACGAAGCAGAAATGCAATCGAATAATGAATCCATGAAGGCCGAATACGCCGCCATGATTGAATCATGGAAGATGAAGGCCGACGCCTTCAACGCCATTAATAAGTTTGATGAACAGGTGATAAGAAATCAATACAAGCAAGTGCTTGCGTCGATTCAATCTATTAGAGATACGGCGCCAGAGTCGCGTGGTGTGCAAA